AGCGAACGATTAGCCGCGCTCGAAAAATCTGCGCAAGCTCAGTCTCCGGCGCCGGCTACTAACGCTGACGAAGCTAAACAGCCTGAGCCGAACGCCACTCAGACACCTGCACCGGATAACAAAGCAGCTGAAACTCCGGCGCCGACACCTGACGATAAAAAAGCCGACGACGATATGCCGCCAGCCGCTCCTAATCCGTTGGCTGGCATTGATCCTGCTGTACTCGGCGCCGCTATCTTGCAAGCGTTGACTGACGCTAAAGCAGATAAAAAAGCAGACGAAAAGAAAGCTGACGAATGTAAGAAGGAAGAAGCGAAGAAAGACGCTAAACCCGAAACCAAGCTCGACGCCGCGATGATTCGTGACGCCGCAGATATCGCTCCTTCGTTAGCGCCTACTACGCCTAATCTGCCGTATGCCGCAATTCTCGAATTTGCTAAATCACAGCAGGGTAAATCTTTTGTCGACTCTTTCGGCGACTTGTCTAAATGTGATCATGCGATGGTTTTACGCGCTTGCGCAAATTTCAAGCGTTCTAT